GTGATGTATGAAGAGAGGATGTAACCAACTTCCGCAACGATGACCGACAAGCCACTCTCGGGCATGGTCGGATCTTTCGTGTCCATGAAATGCAGGGTTGACTTTTTGAGATGAATGACGTTCTCACAGAGAGCGTACATCGTGGCCGAAACCACATCATCATCCCAATAGATTTCCCCGACTTTTCCATTCAGACCGCCGCGAATGTGGATTTTTTCCAATCCGTAAGTAGCCTCTTTGTTGTCCTGGTTAACCTGATAGGTCAAGCCCTGACCCCAAATAGCTTTGCAACGAGAATACAAAGCCCGAGTAGTTGGGAACAAGTTGGCCTGTTCACCTAACCAAGCGGTGTTGTCTATCATGGTTTCCACGATGGACGGTCCAGAAAGAACCGTAGCCGCCGTAGTGGATTGAGGTGTCCAATCCGAATCGGTAGCAGGAACAACTCCGCCATAAGTCCCGGTCGGCAAACAAAGCTGATTCACGCCGTCCGGCTGGTTGTTGATGCCATAGACGCCATTGATGAACCCCGAAGCGATCAGGTCCAAGTGACGCATCTTGGCGGCATACTTCGCCCTCTCAAGAGCCGTCACACGAGTAAAGGGAGATTCCCCCGCCCGGATCTGCTCATCATAGGTAATCAAAATGTCGTTGATGAGATGGACCCAGTTGTAGGTTTCATTCAGCAACTCATTCGACTGAGAAGCCGTCACGACCGCCGATGTGTTGGTGGCCGCAAAGTAACCCCCGGTAGCGTCTTTCAACGCAACACGGTTAGGGGCGTAACTCAACCCGCCATCTTGCTTTTCGTCCTTGTCCAAGAAACGCTTGGTCGTAGGATGCAAAATATTGACGTTATCCCAAAACTTTTTTGGAATATCAACCCAAGCCTGAGTGTTAATGTTCGGTGCAGTAGCCATTGTTTTTTCCTTTTATTCCTTTGAAATCAGGCTCCAAATCTTCTGGATACCTGCCCTATCCTGCGGATCAACCCCTAGTTGTGGAGCGTATTCAGCTACGATCTTGGCGACTTTATCACCATCGCCTTCAACCGATTTATAAGCCTTCCTCGCTTTATCCAAAACATCAGCGTCTTTCCCTGTTGAAATCCTATCAACCATGCCATCGGGTAGCCTTGGAGCCACTCTGCGTTGTCCCAAAATTGATTGTTCTCGCTCGGGTTTCATAAGCGAATCCCAAAGAATTGAATCGTCAACCTCGGTAAATGACCCCACGGCCATCTCCCAAGCTTGCTGTTGATTCAACCTCGGATATTGGGACTTATAGATTTGTTCCGCTTTCCCTTGGCACTTCTCGTTGAAGCGCTCGTTGAAAGTTTCCCAATCTTTTTCAGTAGCCCAAGTATTCTCTTTGAGAATATTCTCCCGAGATTCGTTCAGAATTTGCTTGGCTTGACCTTCGAGGAACGGTTTTGATGCCGTTGAAAATTCCTCTCGGGCAATCTTTCTAGCAATTTCTGCGGCTTGCTCAGCCGTAAACCCTGCTTTCTCAATATCCTTCGGCGCAGATTTGGAGGTCTTGGTCGCCTCCCATTCTTTTACCAGATCCGTATATGGCTTGTTTTCCTTGATCGCCCGTCCATAAATGTCCAAGCGCCCTTTAACTTCCGGGTCAGAATCAATCCATGTAGCGGCATTTTGAAGCTGTCGTTTATGCTCAGACAACTCCGATTGCACAGCGTTGTATTCCGCCTCGGTATAACTTCTTCCCGAAGATGTCCCTGCTCCTTCACTAGAAGGCGTACTCGGTGCGGCTGGTGCGCTTGGCGCTGAAATCGGTGCAACTGGTGCCTGTGATTCGGGCATTTTAATTCTCCTGTTTTTTTATTTATGTTGAGTCTGTTTTTAGAAATCCTTGTCCGTTGCCGCATATTGCGCTAAAACGCTTGCGGTGCCTTGCCCGTATTGTTCGGGCCTGTTGGCAAAATTTCCCTGCCTTAAATAAGCTTGTTGAACGGCCTGTAGTACACGCTGTTTCATAGCGTCACTAAAAGCGCCCATGTCAATCATGTTCTTCATTTGCGCCGTATCCAGGTCAGAAGGTTGAAGGGGCATACTCTGTAATCTTGGAGCCATCTGATCGAAATAAGTATTTTGGTCAGCCATGTGGTTGTCCTCCAGGGAAGTACGCCTGTCCTATCGGAGTCGGAGGCATTTGAGGCGGAGTTGGCAGATTTGGCCTAGCCGTGTTGATGGCCGCTGTAGATTCCTGAGTTGTAGAAGCCGCCAACGTCCTCAACTCCATCATTAGTTCAGGAGGAATAACAGCCCCCACCGCCTGAGCATCCGTAACAGCCTTGGTAAGCGCCTGAATAACCCACGCAAGAGATTCTTGAGCCTTCGCCCCGGCCTGGACTTCCTTAATGTCCAATTCCCTTTCAGTTTTCATTTGATCCATCTGCATCTTGGCGGTCTGGATTTGAACCTGCATTTGCTGTTGAGCCGCAGATTGTTCCTGTTGGCTTTGGATCGCGGCTTCAAACCGTTTCATGTATTCCCACTTGCCCGTCACAGGAGCCTTTTCTAGTTGTATCCTTGCGGCCTCTATCGGGGCAAATGGGGCAAATATTTTCGCAATTTGCTGAACCTGAGCAAACGCCTGAGACGGGGATGCCGGTTGGGTAACATTCACATCAATGAAATATTGATACTTCCCTTTAGTCACGTCATTTGAAACAACCGGGTTGCCGCCTTGCATCGCCAGTTGATTCATCTGAACCTTCAACATCTTCTCATCTTGGCTCTGGAAGTTAATCATCCTCTCATCGGTACACCACGTTTGAAGAAACCAAAGATACATCCCGCCTAAATCTTTTCTGGAACGATTAAGCCAGCGAAGCCGGGGAGCCGTCTTTCCTAATGCACCCTCCATGAGAGTATTGGTTTGAATTCCCGAATAATTTCCTTGCGGGTTATTTCCAGCCAAAATCGAATCCAATCCAGCCGTGGTTTCCATTTTCTTTTGGCGATACGCAATTGCCGCTTGTACATCTTGCGGGAGTAATTGTCCGACAGGGACAGCGTTAATTTGACCTGGGAAGTATTCAAGAGAGTTTGGCTCGGTTGGAACTTTTTTAACTTTTCCGGGGAGATTAGATTGGCAATAGAATGCGGGTCGCAACCGATAGTCTGTGTTGGCCGCAAGTCCCGAAGTCATTAACTGAATATTCTGAGCCGGTTCACGGACAACCTCGACAATCCCCTTAGACCAAAATGTTTTTGGCCTTGCGAAGCATTTGCCTCCCACGAAGGGAATAAACGGGTACGGGTTAGCTTCGTCCATCAAGACAATATCTTTGATGGTCATAATCTTCCGCCCGAAAGGAAATTTCTTTACCTTCAATCCTTCCGGCTCATCTTGTAACCGTTTTAAATAAGTCCCCTTTGCGTCCTGTTTGAAAAACTCACTGCCAAAAGCCGGATTGCTTTCAATCCATTTATCTAACTCTTCCTCGTCCTTTATCGTAATCATTTCTGGATCACGATAGTAAAACTCAGTAAGAACCGTTTGAAGTGACTGCTCTTTTCCGGTAAAAAGAGAAACCATTTTATTCATAGCCACATAAGCGGAAGTCCCTAATCCGTTTATCAGAACTGCGCCATCAGATCCATTCGGAACCCCACCCTTTCCAGAACCGTAATCAGAAACATCAACGTCTGGTTTGATTGCATCTTTGTGGTCTGGGAATTTTTGTTTGAGTTCATATGTAGGGACGGGCCGTTTCCAAAAACAAAATACTGCGTCTTTCGGCCCTCTAGCGTTTGGGGAAATTCCGAATTGCCTCGGGTCAACAACTTCGTGCCCAGGCCAAACATACCCGTCAACTTCAATCGGGTTGAATTTATAAATCGAGTTTCCCATCTGGCCGGAGATGGTTACGAACTCTTCTTCCTTTTCTTTCCCATCATTCAACTCATCAATGCAGTAATTAAGAATGCGGCTCATCGTATCGGCGTCAATAGATGAGGGTTCTTCATTTATGTTTTTAACATAATCCTTAACTTCAAACTGAACCAAGAGGGTTGTGTTGAAGTCCACCATGTCCCGGTAAATATCTTCCTTGCATTCGTAAGGAAGTTTTTCCCGTTTGGAATAAAGTTTCCCGTTATAGAGTTCTTCGTATTTAGTTGCGTCTGCTACCCAGGATTTTGAATCGGAGAGAACTGAGAATTGGTTGCGGTAAATTTCAGAGTCGGTAACACAGTCGGTAACAAAGCGATAAACGACTTTAGGATCTTCCTGCGGAACATCGGCATTTACCGATTGGGAGTTAGTGAATTGATCCGTTTGGAACGTAGGCATCCAGTTTGTCCACCGTGTGTCTCATCATGTCTGTCTTGGACAGCCCATGAATAAGGAGATGGGGGCGTTCCCGCCCCGCCCTCATTACCTCGCCCAACGAATGAACGAAGTATCGAGTTCCTAACGCCCGGTCAATCTGGCTCACAAGATATTGATAAGCCTCCATCCCGCATCGTGGGCACTTGTGAGAATGCGTCCCGATGATTACATCTGTCGCCAAACTTTGATAATGGCAGTACCAGCAGACTCTACGATTTTGCATTTAAAGAAATCCGCCTTATCAAATCTATCGCACTCAATGGCTTTTCGTCAATGTTTTCGTGTTCCGGCTCTTTGAACAGTCCCAACTTCAACTCCCAATGGCAATGAGGGCAGTAGGTTCGAGAAACGAATGAACCCGGCTCTAAATGCGCCCGAAGGATGATCCACCTAGCCCTATCGCCCTTTGTCCCCTTTTTCCTAGCATGAAGAAAGAACCCACATTTGTCGTTTTCACATCGGTAGGCTTCAAGTTTAATAGTCAAGATCACGCCTCCCCATATTTCGGTCCTCCGCCTTATCCCCTTGCTGGATTCTCTCCAAGAATGTCATCTCTTTCTCCTTCGGCGCTTCTACCGCAAATATTAACGGGTAAACCTCTCTGCGTATGTAGTTGGCAATATAAAGAGCCGATACCCTGTCATCCCTCTTGCCCGGAGGCGCTTCAAACTTGCCCGTCTTTTTATTCCTCCAAAAATACCCCAATTGGGTAATTGTCTCAGGGTCTTTAAGCCAGATTGCCCTATCTTGTTCCATCGGAACCTTAGAAACGGAATACCCAATGTCCTGTTGAAGCCAATCAATCGCGATTTGCCGGTATCGCCTCGCATCCCATCCAAACTCCGTTGGTGCCCCGTTGAACGCCGTGAGGTGAGAAGGATGGAAGTAAATATTTGGGTAAAGCTTTTGCCTGAGATAGTTAATGATCGTGACGCCATGAAACTCCCTTTCAACTCCTATACAGGCTTCATTGTAGAGATAAGCCGCCATTTCAATTTGTCCACAAAAATCTTCAGGTGCGTATTGGCCTCCGCTTGTTATTACCTGTTTCCCTGTATTGACACAAAGAATGTGGGCAACCGTTTCATTAGCGCCCTCTTTTCCAGAAGCCGTATCCACGCCCATTACATAAGTGTATTCCGGGCGGGGATCTTCATAAAACTTCCACATCCCACCCGCAATGACCTTTATGTTCGGTTTCAATGGAACCTCGGAGTACCGCCATCAACGTGTATCTGTGAATTAAGAATTTTCTTGGAAACCTTGTAGGCTGGTTTATTGCACTTGTAACAAAGTTGGGTGGCAAGTAAGGCATCATCCACGGTTCCCATCGAATCCTTCCACGGTAAGGCGATATTCTCTTTTGCCCCGCACTCCTGGCAAAGAAGTTCGCATTCGCATAGGTCGGGAAGCTTTCCTTGGTTATCACGCTGTTCTTTGGCATAAGCTGACACGGCATCATCATTTATAGCGTCCTGACCACCATCAAACTCTT